AGATGCCTTAAAGAAATTAAAGAAACGTCCGCGTTATGGACCGGCACAAGATATGAAAAACGAGGTGGAGAGGTTCTTCCACTCTGATTGGTATAGAGAACTTACCTCTGTTGATGGGAATGTCCTAATCAAAAAGCTACAAGCGGAGGTGAGCGAGAAATGAAAGCAAAAGAATATTTACACCAAGCCTACAGGCTAGACAAACGAATCCAATCAAACATTGAGGAAATGGAAAGGCTAAGGGAGTTATCGACCAGTGTTTCCTCCCCCAGCTGGGGCGAGAGAATACAGACACAACGGCATACCGATGCTTTGTTTGTCAGATACCTGGAGCGAATTGAAGAACTTCAAATCAAGATTAATGATGAGGTGGATCATCTTGTAGCGCTTAAAGCAGAGATTCGAGATGTGATTAATAAAGTAACGGATATCGATGAACGCATGGTGTTACGTTACCGCTACGTTCATAACTTTACCTGGGAGCAAATCGGTGATGAGCTGAACGCTGACAAGAGTACCATTCGCAGATGGCATGGTAATGCTTTAAATCATGTTGTCGTACCTGAGAATCCAATTGTTATTCAAAAGTTGAACAGCAATGAGCACTTTTGAGCAGAGATAAGCACCTCATGTTTATGTTACATTATAATCAGCAAGATAGAATACTTACTAAGCCTTGTGGGCCATACCCTGCAGGGCTTTTTCTATGCCCAGAAAGTGAGGTGAAACGATGCCAAGGAAACCTAAGCGACCATGTAGCAGTCCAGGATGTCCCAACTTAACGGATGGTCAATACTGTGAAGAGCATCGACTAGAAGAACGTAGACGCTATGACAAATACCAAAGGTCAAAGGATGTCAATAAAAAGTATGGCAGAGCCTGGAAAAGAATCCGTGACCGCTATGCACGAGAACATCCCCTGTGTGAGATGTGTAAAAAGGACGGACGACTGACTCCCACTGATGAAGTGCATCACATCCTCCCTGTTTCTCAAGGTGGTACACACGATAGAAGTAATCTGATGTCCTTGTGTAAATCCTGTCACAACAAGATTCATTTAGATCTCGGTGATCGACAGATTCGTAGGTGAGCCAAGGGGGAGGTCAAATCTCTAGACCTTTTATGGCGGACAACGGCCTGGGGCTTCGTGTGTAAAAATCAGAAATCAAAGGGGGTATTAAAGACTTTTAGGAAAGTGGGGTGAAAACATGGCGAAAGATGGTACAGCAAGAGGCGGTCAGCGTGTTGGTGCAGGAAGGAAATCAAAGGCTCTAACCGACAAAATCGCTGATGGCAGATTAAATGGTGCTCTGGTACTGCCAGAACCAACGGATATAGAAGGTGCAGATGTGCCAGCTGTAAAAGATTATTTAAAGGCTACTCAGAAAAATGGCAAAGACCTCTGTGCAGAAGATATATATATCGAAACTTACAAGTGGCTGAAAGATCGTAGCTGCGAAATGTTAGTAAACAACCAGTTAATCGAGCAATATGCCATGAGCGTTTCTCGTTGGATTCAGTGCGAGGAATGTATTTCAGAATATGGATTTCTTGCAAAGCATCCAACCACTTCAGCTGCCATCGCATCACCTTATGTTGCGATGAGCCGTGAATACATGAAACAGGTCAACCAGTGTTGGTATCAGATTTACCAAATTGTAAAAGAAAACTGCTCTGTGGAATTTGGTGGAAGAAGTCCACAAGATGATTTGATGGAGCGCTTATTATCTGCTCGGAAAGGAAAATAAAATGAAAAAATATAGAACGTGTGAAAGTGTATGTAAAGGTCATCCCGATAAACTATGTGACCTTATTTCAGATAGCATCTTAGATGCGTGTTTAAGAAAAGATAAATCCTCTCGTGTTGCTTGCGAGGTGATGGCTACCAAAGGACACATCATTGTTGCCGGTGAGATTACCTGCTCAAAGAGAATTGATATCAGAGGTGTTGTTCGCCGTGTTCTGACGGATGTGGGCTACAATCCTAGAAAGTTTTTAGTCTTTGTCTATGTCCATCAGCAAAGTAAAGATATCGCAGGTGGTGTAGATCAAGCTTTGGAATCTCGTGAGGGTGATACGTCATGGTATTCCATGTTAGGAGCGGGTGACCAAGGTACAGTCTATGGCTATGCCACTAACGAAACCAGTGAGAAGTTACCTCTCCCCTTAGTCTTATCTCATGCCATTTGCGAAAAGCTGGATAAAGTGATGAAGAATGGCGTAATTAAAGATATTGGCCCAGACGGTAAGGCTCAAGTGACCGTTGAATATGAAGGTGACACACCAAAACGAATTAAGACCATCGTTGTCTCTGTTCAACACAGTGCAGATAAAGATTTAGATGTCTTGCGAAATGAAGTCATCGCTCAGGTGCTGTGGCCCGTCTTTGAAAAATATCCATTTGACAATGAAACAGAGATTCTCATTAATCCAAGTGGACGATTTGTTGAAGGAGGACCTGCAGCAGATACCGGTCTTACAGGAAGAAAAATCATGGTTGATACCTATGGCGGACTCGCCGCTCATGGTGGCGGTGCATTTTCAGGCAAAGACCCGACCAAAGTTGACCGCAGTGGTGCCTATATGGCAAGAGCCATTGCAAAGAACATCGTTCGGTGTGGCTTTGCTAAACGATGCCAGGTAGCAATTTCCTATGCCATTGGAAAAGCAGATCCTGTTGCCCTTGAGATTGATACCTTTGGAACAGGGACGGTTGAGGAAAGTATCCTTTGCCGTGCTGTGTTAGATGTATTCAATCTAAGGCCTGCAGCCATTATTGAAAGGCTAAAGCTAACGGATGTCATTTATGCAGATACGGCTACTTACGGCCATTTCAGATATGGATTAAGCACTTGGGAGTTTTTGGATTGTTATACAGAACTAAGGGAGGCGGTAAACAAATATGTTGATTGAAAAGAAGAATACAAAAGACCTCATACCTGCGACATACAATCCTCGTAAAGATTTGAAACCAGGAGATGCAGAATACGATAAATTAAAACGATCCATTGAACAATTTGGTTATGTAGAGCCGGTTATCTGGAATAAGGTGACCAGCCATGTTGTTGGTGGGCATCAAAGACTGAAGGTTCTCATGGATATGGGCATCACAGAAGTTGAGTGTGTCATCATTGAAATGGACGAAGAAAAAGAAAAAGCACTCAACATCGCACTCAATAAAATAAGCGGTGATTGGGATAAGGATAAACTTGCCCTCTTGATTGCAGATTTACAAGGTGTAGATTTTGATGTTTCCCTAACTGGATTTGACCCTAAAGAACTGGATGACTTATTTAAAGACACGCTGAAAGAGGGGATCCACGATGATGACTTTGATGTGGAGGAAGAATTAAAAAAGCCAGCAATCAGTAAGCTTGGTGACATATGGACCCTTGGTAGACACCGACTTATATGTGGTGACTCCACCAAGAAAGAAACCTATGATTTACTCATGAATAAAAAGAAGGCTAACTTGTGTTTAACAGACCCTCCCTACAATGTAAACTATGAAGGAACTGCTGGGAAAATCAAAAATGATCATATGGCAAATGATGCCTTCTATCAGTTCCTCTTAGATGCCTTTATCAATATCGAAGAAGCACTGGCAGACGATGCTTCTATCTATGTATTCCATGCCGACACCGAAGGGTTTAATTTTAGAAAAGCCTTTTCGGATGCCGGTTTTTACTTGTCCGGCTGTTGTATATGGAAAAAGGACTCCCTTGTACTGGGGCGTTCTCCGTATCAATGGCAGCACGAACCTGTGCTGTTTGGCTGGAAGAAGAAAGGCAAGCATCAGTGGTATACAGGTAGGAAAGAAACCACCATCTGGGAATTTGATAAACCAAAGAGAAACGGTGACCATCCTACGATGAAGCCTATTCCTCTTCTCGCCTATCCAATTTTGAACTCCTCTATGTGTAACACCATTGTGCTTGACCCATTTGGCGGAAGTGGTAGTACCCTAATTGCCTGTGAGCAATCAGAACGCATCTGCTACACCGTGGAACTAGATGAGAAGTTTTGTGATGTCATTATTAAACGCTACATTGAGCAGGTTGGAACTTCTAAAGAAGTCAGTGTTCAAAGGGATGGACTAAGTTATAAATATGATGAATTGGTGGAAACCAATGAATAAGGAATACTAGTAAAGTTTCCCACAAGATAATTGATAAAAAGCTTGCTATATAAGTGTTTTAGAGTGATATATGTACATACCAAAACAAAGGAGGCTTTGTACATGGTCATTAAATACAATGTAACAGGAGCAGAAAGAAAAAGGCTGGTAACGACTCTTAGTACTCTCACAGGAGTTAAAGCAAAGTACCTAGGAATGCCTAGTATGGCATATGAGGTAGGTGACTTTACCATCGACAAGAATGGAAACCTTGAACTCAGTGACAAGGTAAACAGCGAAGAAATCGAACGTGTGGCAGGACATTTAGCCAGCGAGGGTTTTATTGCTGAGGAAGAGATAAGCGCCACAGAGGGCAAACAAAGGGCAGACAGCGAGGAGTTTGGTCTTACAGTTTCCATGCCAAGGAGCAATTTTACTGAGAAGGCACTTGAAAACCTAAAAGCCATTATTGAAGCAAAAGGAAAATTAATCCGCCATGCACTTGATGTAGAGGATTTACCAATTGAAGTTTCTGAAGATGAAGTTTCATTTCCTTGGTTTGAAGAGTTACCAACACCAGAAGAGATTAAAGCATATACCCACTTCATTTCAGCCTTATCAGAGATGGCGATAAATCAGAAACGCATCACGGTAAAAGAGAAAGAAATAGAAAATGAAAAATACGCTTTCAGATGCTTTTTACTCCGCCTTGGCTTTATCGGGGAAGAATACAAAGATGAGCGAAAAATACTGCTTAGAAACCTGACAGGTTCATCGTCATTTAAAGGAGGAGCAAAAAATGAGGATAATTAGTAAAGAACGGTTACAAAATCTTCGTGAGAAGTACCCTGTAGGATGCCGAGTAGAACTTTTAAGAATGGATGATATTCAAGCTCCTGCGATTGGAACAAAAGGAACAGTCATAGGTGTTGATGACATCGGATCAATCATGGTGTCTTGGGAAACTGGCTCCAGTTTATCCGTAGTCTTTGGAGAAGACCTTTGCAGGAGGGTTGAAGATGACAAGTAAGATAAAAGAGCAGATTCTTGCCATTCGAGATTCTGGTGAAACCAATATGTTTGATGTGCGAAAAGTACAGGAAATCGCTCTGAGGGAAGGATATGACGAGCTACTTATTTACCTTGCAGATAACGTTGGTGACTATTCCCGGTTCATTCTGACCGGTAAGGAGGAATAAAACCATGTGGAAAGAAGGTAGCATTAAAGTTCATGATAGCATCATCCATTATTGGGTAAAGTGCTATGAGAAAAGCTCGAAATTTGGCATTGACAAAGGACGCATTTCAAAGCTGATGCTTAAGCGCAAGGAAGAGATTATTGCAAATTATGACCGAGGCTGGGACATTGAACCTGTGGATGAGGATGCAGAAATTGCACTTGCAATCTTATTATTAGAACACAACTAAATAGCAACAGAGGACAGTGCCAACATTGGCTCTGTTCCTCGTATAGAAAGAGTAATAAGGCTTGCT